GCTCGGAAAACGCGCGCTAGGTGTGACGCCGGACCCCGGCCCCCCAATGGCCACGACCCTTGTAAACACTGGGCAAGCGGCATTCCGCCCCGCTGAGAATGGGTCAGTTAACGACCCGTTAAGGGGGTGCTAAGTGAGTCGAGCGAAGGCGCCGGACATGCGTACCGGCAACGCCAACACTGCCGCTATCGCTGAGCCTGCCCCCGTCGTGTACGAGGGTCGAGCGCCCCGTGTGCCGGCGCACCTGAAGGCTACGGGCAAGGACGTATGGCGCTCCGTGTGGGCAGCGGGCATGGGTGCCTTCTCCCCCGACACGGACCGAAACGTAATCCTGCGGTACTGCGAACTTCAGGACAGACGCGCTGACCTTCTCGCGCTGATCGAAGCCGACGGCTACATGTCTGAGGGTTACAACGGTCAGCCGGTCGCGCATCCGATGTTGCGCTTTGTCGAGTCGACGGAGAAGGAACTTCGCTCGATTGAAACGGCGATTGGATTCACGCCGGAAGCACGCTTGCGCCTGGGGCTTGTCGCTTCAGAAGCGCGGAAGGTTGCTGCCGGTCCGGAAGACTTCTGAGGGGTGATGACCGGTGAGCATAGACCCGGTCATTGCTCGACACATTCCCGCTGACGCGCCGTTCCCTTCTGAGGGTTACCGGGTGGCGAAGTGGATTGAAGAGTTTTGCTACCTGACAGGATCGTTCGCCGGCCAACCGTTCCGGCTTCTTCCGTGGCAGCGCGAACTTCTGATTGACGCGTATGAGCTGACGCAAGACACCTTCGGGCGTTGGCGTCGGAAACATCGCACGGTCGTCGTGTGCGTCGCTCGCAAGAACGGCAAGAGCACCATTGCCGCAGCGATCATGCTGTATCACCTGATTGCCGATAGGGCGGACGCTCAGCGTCAGATCATCGCTGCCGCCAATGACCGGAATCAGGCACGCATGGTGTTTGACTCCGCTAAGCAAATGGTGAACGCGTCGCCCAAATTGGCGTCCGTGTGCAACGTCCAGCGCGACGTGATCCGGTACAAGGACAACACCTATCGGGTTGTGTCCGCCGACGCCGGGCGGCAACAGGGCTTGAACCCTGCCGCTGTGTCGCTCGATGAGTACGCGTTCAGCAAGCACTCAGACCTTTTCGACGCGCTGACGCTCGGTTCTGCCGCGCGTAATCAGCCGCTCTTTCTCGTGATCAGCACAGCCGGCCCGGACCCGGACGGTCCCTTTGCCGCACTGTGCGAACAGGGTGAGCGTGTCAACTCCGGTGAGGCTGACGACCCGACGCTTTTCTATCGGTCCTGGGGGCCGAAGTTGGGTGAGACGGTCGACCACCTTGACCCGGAAGTGTGGCGCGCGTGTAACCCGTCGTACGAGATTTTGAACCCGGACGACTTCAAGGCCGCTGCGCAGCGGAGCACTGAAGCAAGCTTCCGAATCTACCGACTCAGTCAGTTCGTTCGTGGTGCGTCGACATGGTTGCCGCACGGGCTTTGGGATTCGCTCGCCCAGGACGGCGACGACCTTGAGCCTGGGGACGAAGTGGTTTTGGGGTTCGACGGTTCTTGGAAGGGCGACAGTACGGCGCTTGTCGCCTGCCGCATCCGTGACCTGAAGGTGTTCGTGGTCGGGCACTGGGAAGCCCCAGCCGATGACGTTCACTGGCGTGTGCCCATGGCCGACGTCCGTGACGCCCTACACGAAGCGCTCGACGTCTACCGGGTGCGGAACCTTGTCGCTGACCCGTACCGCTGGGAAGAGACGCTAGACAACCTTGAAGCCGACGGCTTCCCCGTTGAAGCGTTCCCGACCAACTCACTGAAGCGCATGGTGCCTGCCACTCAGGCTGTGTACGACGCGTGCCGTGACGGTCGGCTGTGCCACGACGGCAACCCTTCCCTTGCCCGGCACATCGGCAACGCCGTACTTCGCGAAGACAAGAACGGCGCGCGCATCACGAAGGAACACGCGTCGAGCCGACGGAAGATCGACCTTGCCGTTGCGATGATTCTTGCCGTTCACGGCGCCGTGATGTGGCGCGAAGACAACGGCGCTCACGTCGACACGGCGATTGTCGCGACCTGGGAAGGCGACGACGGGCAGGTGTTCACGTCCGGTCTTCCCGACGCTGACGACTTCTTCTCTGATCTCTGATTCCCAGCCTACTCACGTGAGTAGGTTGGGCCACTTTCCCGAAGGGGGCACTGTGGGTTTTTGGTCTGCACTCTTCGGGCGGGGGTCTTCGCCGGCGCTTGAGCCGCGCGCATGGGAACCGTACGACCCGACGATTTACAGCCTGGGGAGTACGGCGGCTTCGGGTGAGCGTGTCACGCCGCATGAAGCCCTTCAGGTGTCCGCCGTCTTTGGCTGTGTGCGTCTCCTGTCAGAGACGATTGCAACCCTGCCGCTGACGACGTACAGCAAGCGGGGCGGGGCGCGTCGAGACATTGACTCGCCTGAGTGGCTGGACTACCCGAACGCGGAGCCGGGCGGCATGGGGCGGATTGACATTCTGTCCCAGACGGTTCTATCGCTTCTCCTTCAGGGCAACGCGTTCCTTGCCGTTCGCTGGCAGGGTCCGAACATCGTTGGCCTTGACGTGCTCGACCCAACCAAGATTCACGTTCACATGGTCATGGTTGACGGGCTTCGTCGGAAGGTCTTCGAAGCGTTCGACATTGACGCCGACGGTAACGAAGTCCTGTTGGGTTGGTTCACGCCGCGCGACGTTCTTCACATTCCCGGGATGATGCTTCCCGGTGAGTTCGTCGGTTGCTCGCCCATCACGTACGCGCGTGAGTCCATCGGCCTTGCCCTTGCCTCACAGAAGTACGGCAGCAAGTTCTTTGCGAATGGCGCCATGCCGGGCGCTGTGGTGGAAGTTCCCGGCACGATGAGCGAAGAGGGTTTGGCCCGTGCGCGCGAAGCGTGGCGTGCCGCTAACTCCGGGGTCGACAACGCGCACCGCGTTGCGCTTCTCACTGAAGGTGCGAAGTTCAGCAAGGTCGCAATGTCTCCGGACGAAGCCCAGTTTCTTCAGACCCGTCAGTTTCAGGTGCCGGAGATTGCGCGCATTTTCGGCGTGCCCCCGCACCTGATTTCGGATGCTACCAACTCCACTTCGTGGGGTTCGGGTCTGGCCGAACAGAACATTGCCTTCACGATGTTCAGCCTTCGCCCGTGGCTTGAGCGGATTGAGTCCGGCTTTAACCGGCTTCTCTTCGCTGAGACGGCGGACCGGTTCCGCTTCGTGAAGTTCAATCTTGACGGCATTCAGCGTGGCGCTCCGAAGGACCGTATGGAGCTTTACAGCCTGGGTCTTCAGAACGGCATTTACAGCATTGACGAAGTGCGCGCTGCCGAAGACATGCCGCCCCTGCCCGACGGGTTGGGCGAGTCGTACAGGGTGCCGCTGAACCTGGGTCCAGTTGGCGAAGAGCCTGAGCCTGAGCCGGCCCCTACTCCCCCAGCTATCGAACCCCCGGCTTCTGAAACGCCGGACGAAGAGCCGGACCCGAACGCGGAGCCGGACGACGAAGGGGATACAAGCGAAGATGACGACGCGTGAACTTCGGTTCGCGGTCGGCACCCTTGAAGAGCGCTCATCGGATGATGGGCGCATTTCTATGCGCGGGTACGCGTACCGGTTCAACGAACTGAGTCACGACCTGGGCGGCTTCCGGGAACGCATCGTTCCTGGGGCGGGGGCGCCGTCGCTGCGACAGAACGACGTATACGCCACCTTCAACCATGACACGCGTGCACTTCTAGGGCGTACGTCGTCCGGCACGCTGCGGGTTGGTGAAGACCGCGAAGGCGGTTGGTACGAGATTGATCTACCGGACACGACGGTTGGCCGTGACGTTGCTGAGCTTCTGAAGCGGGGCGACCTTCAGGGGTCGTCTTTCACCTTCAGGGTTCTCGACGGCGGGCAGCGTCGTTCGGAGGAAGACGACCCGGACACGGGGCTTCCCGTCCGTGAGATCACAGCCATGGATGTTGTGGAACTGGGGCCGGTCGTGAACCCGGCGTACCCCACAACTCAGGCTTCGCTTCGCTCGATTGAAGAGACGTTGCGCATTGGGGAGTTCGCGCCCCCGACCGAAGAGCGCGATTCCCAGCCGGCGGAAGTGACCCCGGCTTCTCACCCCGATGTGCGCGCCCTTCTTCGCGCGCTGAACAAGTAAGGAGCGTCATGGACGCCACTACCCTTAGCGCGAACTTCGAGGCGCGCGAGAAGGCCACTGCGGAGCTTCGGGCGCTCACTGATGAGTTCGCCGGTAAGCCCATGGACGCCGACGCGACCGCGAAGGAAGAGCGCCTTCTCTCCGCCATTGCGGAGTTTGACGGTCGCATCAAGCGTGGCATTGATGCCATCAAGGCGACCGACGCTGTGACTTCCCTTCTGTCCGGCCTTCAGGGTTCCGGCTCCGGCACTGCCCAGCGCTCCGCCGACGTTGACGACGAGACGCGTCTTCGTGAGGGTTCGCTGAGTGAGGCACGGTCTTGGGAGTTCGCCCCGGAGAAGCGCGCGGGCGGCACGAAGGCTGACAACCCGAACGTCCTGAGCCGCACCCTTTACGGTCAGCTCATCGCTCAGGCGGTCGAGCGTTCCGCGATCATGCGGGGCGGGGCGACCACGTTCACTACGTCTGACGCCAACCCGATTGACTTCACTGTGATCACGGGTCGGTCGTCCGCTGCGATCGTTGGTGAGACTCAGGAGATTCCCGAGTCTTACCCGGCGACCACTCAGCGGAGCATGGGCGGCTTCAAGTACGGCTTCGCTTCGGTCGTGTCGTACGAGTTTGCCACTGACCAGGTTCTTGACCTTGTCGGCTTCCTGGTGAGCGACGCGGGTCCGGCCATCGGTGACGCCATGGGTCGCCACTTCATCACGGGTACCGGTACCGGTCAGCCGCGCGGCATCCTGACTGACGCTTCGCCGGCCACTGCCGCGTTCCTCGCGTCGGACACTGACAGCAAGGTTTCGGACGCGCTGATTGACCTGTTCCACGAGGTTCCTTCGGCCTACCGCGCGAACGCGAAGTACGTCGTCAACGACGTGCGTGCGGCTCAGATGCGCAAGCTGAAGGACGCGAACGGTCAGTACCTGTGGCAGTCCGGTCTTACCGTCGGCGCCCCGAACCTGTTCAACGGCAAGGTTGTCGAGACTGACGACGGCATGCCCGCTGACAAGATCCTGTTTGCCGACCTGAGCAAGTACCGGGTTCGCTTCGCCGGTTCGCTGCGTGTCGACCGTTCGGTTGACGCGAAGTTCAGCACTGACCAGATCGTTTACCGGTTCCTTCAGCGCGCGGACGGTCTTCTTGTCGACGCTCGCGGCGCGAAGGTTCTGACCGTCGGTCCGGGTGCCTGATCCTTCCTAGGTGTGGGGCGCTCCAACCTACTCACGTGAGTAGTCTGGGGCGCCCTCCCCTGGGTCCCTTGAAGGGGGCGCAGCGTGGCTTACGCAACGATTGAAGAGCTTCGCGCGCTGGACGGGTTGGACGACTCCGGCCTTTTCTCGGATGAACTTCTGTCCGACGCTATCGACTTCTCGGTTGAGACGGTCGAAGTGTACTGCGGACAGAAGTGGGATACGGCAGACAACCCGACGCCGGAAATCATCCGTTGGTGCGTGCGCACTCTCGCGCGGCAATACGTGCTCGACCACGTGTCGCGCATTCCTGATCGGGCGCTTCAGCTCCAATCGGAGTTCGGTTCCATTCAGCTTGCTCAGGCTGGGGGTCAGTGGCGCCCGACGTCGCTGCCCGAAGTCAACGCGAAGTTGAATCTGTACCGGGTGCGCCTGCCGTTCATCTTCATGTGACGGGGGCACCGTGGCACTGATCTTTGACGCGAAGGTTGCACTGTTCGAAGCCATGAAGGCCACTGTGCCGGCTGACGTTCAGTGCACTTTCGCGGAGACGGGAGACAACTCCCGACGAAAGCAAGTGTGGCTAGGGGCGACCACAGACGACGACCTTGCCCCAGCGGCTATGCGCTCCGGCGCGAAGCCAACCAACGTGACCGGCTACGTAGAAGCGCACGCCGTTGTCACGACCCCGGGCAACCCCATTGACGCTGAGCGTGCCGTGTACGCGATACGCGACCACGTGAAGGAAGCATGCGGCGCGCTGAACGCCGACCTTGCTTCGGTGCCTGGGCTTCTCGACGTCCGGCCTGAGTCGGCTTCCGTCGAGTCGACCGAAACCACTGACGGCGCGTATTCCGCGCTCACTGTTCGCGTCCGTGTTCGTGGGCGCGTCTACCAATAGGAGGGGGCGCACGCATGGCGCTGGACGCAAGCATTGGCATTGGCCGTGAAGACACTTACGGCACCCTGTCTACCGTCGTAGAGGGTTACGAGGGGCAGGCGGACTCTTGGAAGACCACACGAGAGTTCATTGAGTCGGTCGGCTTTCGGGCGGGTATGCAGACTGCCCGCGCTGACCGTCGGAACGTGGTCAACATGGGTGGCGAAGGTGAACTTGAAGTTGACCTTCTCGACGCCGGAGCCGGGTCCCTTCTGACTGCCGCGTTCGACAAGGTCACGGTCACCGACACGGGCGGCGTGAAGACGACCGTCCTTGAGACGTCGGACGTGACCCAGGCGCCTTCGTTCTCGGCTCAGATGGTTCGCCCTGGGACCGACGGCGTGAAGGCCGCGTACAAGCACAAGGGCTGTGTTGCCACTGAGTGGAGCCTTACGGCGGAAGTCGAAGAGGCTGTGAAGCTCAGCGTGACGTTCGACTTTCAGGACGTCGAGCACACGACCAACCCGGCTCAGATTGTCGCCCCGACGTACCCGGCGGCAGCGATCCCGTACGACTGGACCCGGACCGGAGTCGAGCTTTCGAAGGACGGCAGCGCGGTTGCGTTCGACGCCACTTCGCTTGAGCTGACCGGCGACCTGGGCATGAAGACGGACCGGCGCTTTCTCCGCGCGAATGAGCTGAAGAAGAAGCCGATTCGCAACGCCGTGCCGACGTACGAAGGCACCCTTGAAGGTGAGTTCAGCGCGTCTTCGCTGACCCTGTACGAAGCCTTCATTGCGGGTGAGCTGTGCGCGCTGAAGGTGACCTTCACGGGCGTGCTGCCCGGCTCTTCGCTCACGGTTGAGTGCCCGGCGATTCAGTTCACGGGCGAGTCTCCCGAAGCGGCTACCGACGAAGTCACCGTTCACAACCTGCCCTTCCGTGTGCTCGACCCGGGCAACGCTGCGGCAATCAAGCTCACGTACGTCGAGCCGGGTACTGAGCCGGCGCCGTAATGGCTCAGCGGAGTGCGTACACGATTCGTGTTGACGGACTTCGTGAGCTTCAGCGCAACGTGCGGACGCTGAAAGACAAGGAACTGAACAAAGCCGTCCGTGAAGCCAACAAGGCTTCCGGCGAAATTCTGATTCCCCAGGCGAAGCACGAAAGCCCGGACGGTAAGCGCGACGCGAAGTCGTCCAAGAAATACCGTCCGGGCAAGCTGGACAAGTCCATCAAGGTCACGGCGTCCACGAAGGGCGCCGTCATTAAGGCCGGCTCCGCTGCCCGCGTCCCGTACGCCGCCGCAATCCACTTCGGATATCGCAAGCGGAACATCAAGCCGAACCGATTCCTTTTCCGCGCCATGGCCCGTAAGAGCGCCCAGGTTGCGGCCACCTATGAACGCCGGATTGACGCCGTCGTTCGCACTTACTTGGAGAGTAACCGTGCCGGTTAAGAAGCCCGTTGACATTCCCCAGGACTTCACGCTTGACCTGAAGCTTGAGTCTCTGACCCTTGACGAGATTGACGCCATTGAAGAGATCACGGGTCAGCCGCTCGACGCGCTGAACAAGCCGGGCACTCGACGGGCGCCGATGCTGAAGGCCATGGCGTACGTGACCATGAAGCGCAAGTATCCCGACTTCACCATTGAAGACGCCGGGTCGCTGCGCATCAACCTGAAGGGGAAGGCAAAGCCGGACCCTACCGCAACCAACGCGTAGTTGCGTGCGCACGTCTGATCGGTCACTTTCGCGGGTTGACGTGGTCGGACGTGCGCGCATTGGAGCTTCGCGACTTCAACGCGTTGGTTGAGCAAATGGCCGAAGACATAGAAGCCGAGAAGAAAGAGCTTCGCCGGTCTTCGCGTGGACGTAGTGGCGGCACGGCAAGCGGCAGTGAGCGACGCACGCCGGTTATGACTTAGGGGGTGCGTCGTGGCTAAGCCCATTCAGATCACGATTATGGGCGACGCTGAGCAACTGTCCCAGACACTTGACGAAGCGTCGGATGAGATCAGCGCATTCGGTGAGCACGCGAAGGGGCTTGCCCTTGCTGCGGGTGGCGCAATCGCGATTGGCGTTGGCGCTGGGCTTGCTGAGGCAATGGAGCGGGAAGCCGGGTCTGACCTTCTCGCGGCTCAGTTGGGCGCGTCGCCGGCTGAGGCAAAGAAGCTGGGTGAAGCGGCAGGCGCCGTGTACTCCGCCGGTTACGGGGAGTCGGTAGCCGACGCGAACGAAGCGCTGAAGTCCCTTTGGCAACAGGGTCTTGTGCCTGCCGGAGCGACCGCCGACGAAATGGCGAAGATCAGCGAACAGGCAATGGACGTGTCCAACGTCCTGGGTGACGAAGTCGGACCGACCGCGAACGCCGTTGGCGTGATGCTGAAAACCGGCATGGCGAAGAATGCCACTGAGGCTTTCGACATTCTTGTTGCCGGTACCCAGAACGGCGCCAACAAAGCCGAAGACCTGTTGGACACGTTCAACGAATACTCCGTTCAGTTCAAGGGCATCGGCCTTGACGGTAAGACGGCAATGGGTCTTCTGTCCCAGGGTCTTCAGGGTGGCGCCCGTGACGCTGACCTTGTGGCCGACTCCCTGAAGGAGTTCGGTCTTATCGTGCGCGCGGGTGGCGACACGGTCAATCAGGCGTACGCGAAGATGGGTCTTTCCGGCAAGGAAATGACGAAGGCCATTGCCGAAGGCGGACCGGCCGCGAAGGATGCCCTAGACAAGACGCTTGACGGCTTGCGCGGCATCAAGGACCCGGCGGAGCGTTCAGCCCTTGCCGTTCAGCTCTTCGGTACCCAGGCCGAAGACATGCAAGACGCCCTTCTGAAACTCGACCCGTCTTCGGCGGTTGATTCGCTGGGCAAGGTCGACGGAGCCGCGAAGCACGCCGGCGACACGATGCACGACAACGCCGCGAACAAGCTGAAGGTCTTCACCCGGAGCCTTCAGACTGGGTTGGTTGACTTCCTGGGCGGCACGGTCCTTCCAGTGGCCGAACAGTTCGCGGACAAGATGGGCGCCATTGGTTCCGCTGTGCAGACTGCCGCTCAGTTCGTGGCGCAGCACTCGACCACGTTCGGAATCATTGCCGGGGTCATCACGACCCTGATTCTTCCGGCGCTCATACAGTGGCTCATTCAACAGGGCATCACTGCGGCTGGGGTGGTTACCGGCTGGGTCACAACGGCGGCAGCGTCCGTGACGTCAGCCGCTACGCAAGTCGCGTCTTCGTGGTCGACAATCGGCGGTTGGATCGCAGCGGCGGCACGTGCCGTTGTCTCCGGCGCCGTGATCGTGGGGCAGTGGGTTTTGATGGGCGCTCAGTCGCTCATTCAGGCAGCGCGTATGGCGGCAGCGTGGCTTATTGCCATGGGTCCGATCGCGCTTCTGATCGCTGCCATTGTCGGGTTGGTCGTCATCATCATCGCCAACTGGGACACGATTTGGGAGTACACGAAGAAGGTCTTTCAGTGGCTGTGGGACTGGGTCAAGAAAATCTTCGGGTGGCTGAAAGACCTGTTCCTGAACTTCACCGGACCCGGCTTGCTCATCAAGCACTGGGACAAGATTTGGACGGCGACGAAGAACACGTTCAACAACGTGAAGAACTTCGCGAAGGATGCCCTGAACGCTGTGGTTCAGTTCGTGACGGGACTCCCCGGGCGCATCCTGTCTGCCGGCTCCAAGCTGCTCAGCGCGGGCAAGTCCATCGGCGGATACGTCATTGACGGAATCAAGAACGGGCTTTCGAAGCTGGGCGGCTTCGCGTCGTCGCTCGCGTCTGCCGTCGGTCGCGCTGCGAAGGGCGCTATCAACGGCGTGATCGATCTTCTGAACTGGGCGATCCCGAACAAGCTCGGTTGGGGCAAGCTGAGCATTGACCTTCCGGACAACCCGATTCCGAAGATTCGCGCCATGGGTGGCCCGGCTTCCGGCTGGACGCGCGTTGGTGAGCGTGGCCCGGAATGGGTGAACCTGCCGAACGGCTCGACCGTGACGCCGAACCATGCAGCCGGACCCGGTACGGGCGGCGTGACCGTGAACGTCCAGACGAACGCCGACCCGTTCGCGATTGGGCGTGAAGTGGCCTGGGCGCTCCGTACGACCCCTGCCTAAATCCAGCCTACTCACGTGAGTAGGTAAGCGCCCCTCAGTGTCGACCACTGGGGGGCGCCTTCATGCCCGAAGGAGGTTACCCAGTGGCGGAGTTGAGCGACTGGACGTGTGAGTTCAACGGGCTTGTCATGGGTCTGCCGGAGTCGCCAATTTCGATTGTCGGCGTTGACGGACTCTTGACGCTGCCCGACGTACGGTCGTCAGACCTAACGCTTGTCCAGCGAAACGGACTGTGGCCCGGACGCGACTACCTGAACGGGCGCACGGTCACGATGACGCTCGAAGTGTACGGCTCGACCCGGGATGAGTTCACGGGCGCCCTGAACGCCCTTCAGGCGGCTTTCATGCCGGGGGTTGATGAATCACCCTTCCGGTTCCGTTTCCCGGGCGCTGCGGCCGATCAGACGGCGTACGTCATGGCCCGCGTGCGTAAGCGCAGCGCGCCCCTAGACCTGAACTTTGCGTACCTCACATGCAATATGGCGGTTGAACTTTTCGCTACGTCGCCGTACATCGTGGGGGACGCGCCCCGTACTCAGACTGTGCGGAGCCTGAAGCGCGAGAAGGTACCTAGCGGCTTCGTTCCCCCGGCAACGGTCCCATGGCATATCGAAGCCCAGGGCACTACGCCGGCTGACCCGGTTACCCGCTTCACCCAGTACGGCAGCGTTGCGGCTCGACCGGTCGTCACGATCACGGATGCCGCTTCACCGACGCTGATTGACGACGTCACGGGACAGTTCTTCAGCGTCGACTACGACGGCACGGTTGTTATCGACTCCGCTGCCCAGACCATTACCAACGCCCAGGGGGGCGACGTAAGCGGCTTCATCACCGTCGGTTCCGTGTGGCCGGAGTTCGGCCCGGGTGAGCACCGTTTGCGGCTCCGCAGTAGAGACGAATACACGTCAGCGACGGCTTCGCTTACGTGGTCGGATAGGTGGGTTTGATGAGTTCCTTTGCATGGTTTCAAGACGGCGTCGGGTACGGCGGCAGCGACCTTGCCAATTGGCAGAGTCTCATGGTTCCGCGCGGGTCGCTGAAGCACCTGTTCTCTTCAACGACCCAGTTCCTTGCCAACTCGAATCAGACGAACCGAACTGTGAGCATCGGGGCGGGCAACGTCTTTATCGGCGGCACGTCGAGCGGCGGCACCTGGGCATGGTCGGACGGCGGCACTCTGTCTGTCCCGACGGCTTCGAACGACAACCCGCGTAAGGACCTGATCGTTGCTCGACTGACGACGGCGGCAGCGGACGGCTCCAACGGGCTTGCAATCGAACTGATTCAGGGCACGCCTGCCGCTTCGCCGGCTGTACCGACTCGACCCGACAACGCCGTTGCGCTGTGCATCGTGGATCAGCCGAAGGCTTCAACTACCTTCAGCATCACGGTTGTTCGGCACACGGGACAGTACGGGGATCAGGCGACCCTAGCGAACGGCGCTGTGGCTATCGACTGGGGCGGCACCCTTCCGGCGGCTTCGGCCTTCCCGACCGGCTTCACGCTGTACGACCTGGGGACGAATCAGCGTTGGGTGCGGAAGAACGATCAGACGTGGTTCACGTCGGACCCGGGTCCGTGGAAGTCGTGCACCCTTCAGAACGTTCAGGCGAAGGACGGCACGAACGTGACCGTCACGGGGTCGCTGTACGTGCGCGAGTCGTCCAACGGTTGGGAGTTGTCGGGTCAGCTCAACTTCTCCCCCAGCAAGGATTTTGACCAGCTTGTGACTCCGGCCCTTCTTCCGTCCGGGATCACGCGCCCGACTCAGAACACTTACGGCGCGTCGGGTCAGTCGTGGTCAACGACGTCGAGCGGCACGGGCCGAATTGCGCTCATGTCTAACGGCTCCGTTGAGTTCGGTAACGACGGTTCGGCCGGTACTGCGTACGTGAACGAACAGTTCAGTAAGTCGCCGTGGAATTCGTAACCGACTCCCTTCATATAGGTAGGGGGTATATCCATGCCTGACTTTGAAGTTCTTCAGGTAGAAGCGCGGACGGGCGACGTTATTGCAACGTTGCCCGTCACGGGCATTAACTACGGCGAGACGCTGAACGCAGCGGGTACGGCGACAATCGGTATGCCGCTCGACGCTGCCGACCCGGAGACGCTTACGCCTGGGCGCGCTGCCCTTGTCGTGTTGCGTGACGGCGAACCGGACTGGGGCGGGATGCTTTGGACGGCGACCGCTGACCTGAACGCCGGCACTCTCGCGCTGAACGCGTCCGGGTGGCATAGCTATTACGGCGCCTGTTACCTGGGTGGCTGGGTGCCACGCGAAGACGGCGGGGGCCGCATCCTGGGTAAGTGGGGCGGGTACAAGGGCACGAAGGATCAGGCTCTTCTACTCACCGACTGGATTGAGTGGGCGAACGACAACGGCGGCATCGGCACTGACACGTCACGGCTGACGACGACCGGCAAGATTCGTTCCCGTGAATGGGGCTTCTCGGAGTTCAAGAACATCGCTGAGGCGATCAACGAACTTGCCGACGAAGACGGCGGCTTTGACTTCCGGTATGAAACCTACTGGGCGAACGCCGCGCGTACCCGTATCGGTAACCGGCTTTTGAAGTCGGCGCGCGTCTCAATGACGTTCCCGACGCTCACTCATCGGCTCGACGCCGACGTGTCCCAGGTGTCTTACGACGGCAGCAAGCTTGCAACCCGGGCATGGGCGTTCGGCGCCGACATGGGCACGGGCGTGAAGCCGTATCACTCCGTCGTCAACGACCTTGACACTCCGTCGCTGACCCAGGTCGTGACGTACTCCGACCTGAAGGCTACGGCTGACCTTGTGCCGAAGGCCGCTGCCCTTGCTGCCGTTGGTCGGCAGGTGATTGCGATTCCGACGCTGAACCTATACCCGGGCGTGTACGACCCGGCGTCGTTCGTGGTCGGTTCGCACGGCACGGTGAATGTCGATTCCGGCTATGTCCGCTTGCTTGAAGAGTTCGTGATCACTGAACGGCGCATTGACGTTGACGTGAACGGCACGGAGACGGCGGCGTTGTCTCTGGCCAGTAAGGAAGTGTTTGTAAGTGGCGATTCAAGCTAACGCGCTGCCGCCTTCTCTCGTGGACGAACTGAACGAAATGAAGCGCCGGCTGACTGCCCTTGAGCGCAAGCCGAAGCTAGGCAGCGTGAATCAGCCGATGCCGTTCAGCTCTTATCAGTCGCCTTCGGTTGAAGGCACGACCGGTGAGAACGAGGGTCCGCACACGCTAGGGATCATCAACTCAACCGGGCTGAATCAGCCGGTTTTCATCTGTCAGATTCCGTTTCATCTTCCTTGGTATTCGACGGGCACGCCGGACGTTGAAGTTCGGGTCTGGATTCGTGACCTTGTCACCCAGGGCAAGACGAAGGAATTCACGATCAACAAGACGTCGGACTATCCGGCGCCTAACAACGGCTTCACGCGTCGCCTTACGTTCTCTTGGATTCACCCCCAGCCGATTGGGTTTGATGACTCCAACGAATGGAAGGGCTTCGTCATCGAATACAAGGTTCTGAAGCGCCTGAGTGACGGCAACACAGTCGGCATGGGAATGCCGCACCTGATCACGGGCGTGCCCCAGGGGACGTATCTCGAAGAGACGACGGACGGCAACCCGCGCATTGACGGCGTGCTGACTCCGACGGACGGGGGTCCGGTGACATGGGGCTAAGTGATCTGACCGGAGCCGCTGAGATTGTCGGCGGGGCGTGCCTGTTCCTGTTGCTGGTCTATCGGCAGGTGAAGACCGGCGCCCGTGACGCGTGGCGCGAGGAAGCCGAAGCACAGACGGCGCGCGCTGACCGGCTCGAAAAGGAAGTTGCGCGCCTTATCGAAATCGTTGAGTCGCTGCGCGCTGAGAACCGTGAGCTTCGCGACCACATTGACACGCTGATTGGGGGCGCGCGTGACGGCACTGCCGAATGAGATTCCTACCGTTCGCGTCACGGGAACTTACCGGGGGCCGGACGGACGGGCACTCAAGGGGACGGTCACCTTTACGGGTCCGTCCCTCCTTACTTTCCCTGAGTCGAACCTGTTCCTTGCCGGTCCGGTCGTTGCCACGCTGGACGAGTCGGGACAGATAATCGACGCCGACGGAAACGTTGGCGTTCACCTGCCTGCCACGGATTCGCCGGACATGAACCCCACTGGGTGGACATGGACCGTGAAGGAGAATCTGACGGGCGTTGTCGGGGCGCGCACCTATTCAATGGTGCTGCCGAAGGACACGCTAGACAACGTCATTGACCTTGCCGACGTTGCGCCGGCTGACCCGTCGACTCCGAACTACGTTGCGGTACCGGGTCCGTCCGCGTACGACGTCGCCGTTGCCCAGGGCTTCACTGGCACTGAGGCTGAGTGGCTGACGTCGCTGATTGGTCCGGTCGGCTCGCCCGGCAACAAGATTTGGACCGGCACGGCTTCGCCTTCAGCGGGCATGGGCATTGACGGAGACGTGTACTTCCAGCGCACCACTGTGACGACGCTGGGTGTCGACTCGACGTCGTACAAGATGTGGCAGCGCTCCGGCGGCACGTGGTCTGTCCAGACTGCCGACGTCAAGGGTTCCGTTTGGTACGTGAACAACACGGGGACCCCGTCAACGGGCGTGCCGCTGGGTGACATGTTGCTTCGCTCCGACACGGGTGACGTCTACCAACGTGACGCCGCCGGCTGGACGTTGAAGGGCAACCTGAAGGGTCCGAAGGGCGACACGGGCGCTACGGGTGCAACCGGCTCGACCGGCGCCCAGGGTGCTGCGGGTGCTCCGGGTGTCGTCCAGTCGGTCAACGGCAAGAGCGCTGCGAGCGTCACGCTGAACGCGTCGGACGTTGGCGCTGTACCGACGACGGAGAAGGGCGCAGCGAACGGCGTTGCGACCCTGGGCAGTGACGGCAAGGTTCCGTCGGCTCAGCTTCCGGCGTCGTCCGGCGGGGGCGCTGTGTCGAGCGTGAACACGAAGACGGGTGACGTCGTCCTTGTCGCGTCCGATGTGGGCGCCGTGGCCACTACCGCGCTGGGTGCCGCTTCGGGTGTCGCCACGCTCGACGCGTCCAGCAAGGTTCCGACGGCACAGATTCCGTCGCTCACGTCCACGTACGTTGCCGTGTCAACCAGGGGCGTAGCGAACGGAGTTGCCACGCTCGACGCTTCGGGAGACGTGCCCATTGCACAGATACCCGACACGGCGCGCAACTCTTGGACGCCCCAGGCTCTTGGTTTCAAGGCATGGTCGTGTGACCCGGGCGGCGTGGCGAACCCTGCCGTGAAGTACCTGAAGACCGGTCGCCTGTTCTTGACGGGCTTCAACATCACGGAATCGACAACCGTGACGAAGGTCGTCATGTTCGCGCGCGGGTACGGCGGTGTAGCTGCTGACCGTTGGATGGCAGGTATCTACCGGGAAGACGGCACGCGCGTTGTGGCGTCGTCGGCTGTGGCGCTGAGCATGGCGGGACAGGAAGCCGGCGCGCTTCCGTCCATGGCGACGAACCATATTGGCGCCGTGCCGATCACGATTGCGTCGACAACGCTGACCCCCGGGCGTTACTGGGTCGCGTGGATTCAGACGGTCGGCGGCACCGCTGACTTCGCCTTCTATCACGTCCAGAACGAAGCGCCTGTTGCCACGGCCAACTTCTTCATGACCACAACGCCCTTCGCGCGTGCTTGGTATCTCGACGGTCAGACGGGCTTGCCGACGACTGTGAGTCAGACGAACGCCGCTGCGCTTGCCGACCATGACATTCCGATTTTGGCGCTTGCCTGATCGGTCCCCAGCCTACTCACGTGAGTAGGTAGCACAGCCCCGGAGCAATCCCGTTCCGGGGCTTTTTGCTGCACAGATTCGGAGCATGCATTGAGTCTCGCAAAGGTTCTGTCCATAGCCACGGCCGAAGTCGGCTATCACGAAGGCAAGTCGGGCGGGCATTGGAACAACGTTCAGAAGTATTCGCCGGCCGTGCCGGGGCTTGAGTGGTCCCAGGCTCAGGCATGGTGCGCAACTTTTGTGTCCTGGGTGGCGCTGAAGGCTGGGGACGCTGAGCTTTTCCCGCGCACGGCTTCGTGTGCAACGGGCGTTTCCTGGTTCAAGAACAAGGGGCGCTTCTCGGAGTACCCGGCGGTTGGCGCTCAGGTTTTCTTCGGCGCGGGTGGCGGATCGCACACTGAGATATGCGTTTCGTACGATGCCGATTACGTGTACACGGTCGGCGGCAACACGAACGCGAACGGGTCCGCCGAAGGCGACGGCGTGTATGAGAAGAAGCGCGCACGGCGTGACGCGTACCTGTACGGCTACGGCTACCCGGCTTACTCCGGGGGTTCCGTCTCCGCTGACCCGAACGCCGCGAAGTTCGGTTACAAGGTCAAGGCGACCGGCAAGCTTGCCGACGTGACCGGCTCGACCACGAAGCCCAGCACGCCGAAGCCCGCTGCGAAGTATGAGCCCTTCCCGGGTGTCGACTTCTTCAAGCGGAAGCCGAAGAGCGCCATTGTCACGGCCATGGGCAAGCGGCTTGTTGCCGTCGGGTGCTCCGCGTACAAGGTCGGTCCGTCCGCCCAGTGGGGTGACGCCGATAAGGCTTCGTACGCGAAGTGGCAGCGCAAGAACGGGTTCACGGGTGCCGACGCTGACGGTTGGCCCGGTAAGACCACGTGGGACGCGCTGAAGGTTCCGAAGGTCTGAGGGGGCACACATGGGTGAACACAGCAAGCCTGAGAAGTTCGGGGCGCTCCGGGCGCTACTTGCCTGGGTGCTGACACACAAGCGGGTCGTTCTGTCCTTCGTCGTTGGTGCCGTCTCGGCTATCACGGCTGTGAAGCCGGACTTCCCGGGTCGGGTCGTGCTCGACGTCGCTCACGTCGTCCTGGGCACCTAGGCCGGCCTAGTCACCGACTCCCTTCCTGGCAAGCGTAAGCAACCCAGCGAAGGGGGTCGTCGTGGCCTATTACAAGTCCATTGGTCTGATCGGTCGCGCCCAGTCCGGTAAGGACACTGTGGGCGCCCGGCTCAGGAAGCGTTACGGCTATCAGCGCGTTGCGTTCGCTGACCCGTTGAAGGCGGCAGCGCTCCGCATTGACCCCGTGATCCCGACCACGTACGGCGTGACCGTTCGTCTCTCGACGCTGGTCAACTCCGTCGGCTGGGATTACGCGAAGGTGACGTACCCGGAAGTTCGTCGGGTGCTTCAGCACGTCGGGCAGACGGTACGCGACATTGACCCTGAGTTCTGGGTGCGTGCCGCTGCGCCGGCCATTGATGCCGCTGAGCGCCTGGGGCTTCCGGTCGTCGTCACTGACACCCGGTACGAGAACGAAGCCCGCTACCTTCGTGACCGTGGCTTCTCAATGGTCCGTGTGACTCGCCCAGGTGCCGGAGCGACCGGCGAGACGGCGAAGCACAAGAGTGAAACGGAGCTTGAGAACTGGGCGGCAGCGCTGACTATCGCCAACACTGGGACGCTGGACGACCTGAACAGGATCGTTGACAGTCTCCTTCTCCCCCGGAGCCGCTGACGCGTGCCCCCTACTGACTGCCCTTCGCGGGTGGCCGGTAGGGGGCTTTTTTCGTTCCCGGCTTGCATGTGCCTACTCACGTGAGTAGTCTCTTCCTTGTCAGCAACGAACGAGGGGGCAGGGATGGAGAAGCGCGCGAAAGACGTGACTTACGGGGACGTCATCGTTACGGACGCTCCGGGGCTCATGGTCGCGAAGTGCATTGCGTCGGACATGTACGCCATGAAGACCACGATCCGGAACGGTGACACCGTTCTGACGTTCGGGGCGTATGACGTGGTCGAAACGCTCGACTGATGAAGGTGGGGACCCAGTCACGTACTGGGTCCCAGCCTACTCACGTGAGTACACCCCCAAAGCTAGATCAATCCGCTAAGCTCAGCCGCGTAGTGAGGTAGACAACATGAACGTCGTCAGCGTCGACAGTGGGAACGTGCACGTTGCGGACGAGACGGTTTCACACCCGTTCCCGAAGTACAGCACTCCGAAAATGGCGTTGATGAAGTTCCGCTTCACCGACGCGCCTGTTACCTGCATGACGTGCATCACGAAAGAGGGAGAAGCCACCATGCCCGCTGCCGCGAAGAAGACCACTGCCGCCGCGAAGAAGACCGCTGCGAAGAAGACCGACACGGCTCCGTCCGCTGCCACGAATGCGGCTGACACGGACGAACTGATCAGCGCCGTACACGCGACCATTGACCAAATCAAGGCGGTCGCTCCGGGTGCGGGTGCGCACGGCGAAGCGGGTGAGCTGAAGCGTGAAGCCGAAGAGAAGATTCGTCAGCTTCCGACGGCGAAGCGCAACACGCTGCGCGCTGCCCTGAACGAAGCCTTCAAGGCAGTCACGGAGCCGAAGGCCGAAGAGCCGGGCAAGGACGTCGAGCCGGCGAAGGCTCCGCGTGTGGTGGAAGCCGAAGACCCCCGTTCGTACAAGGGCGTTCCGAAGCTCATCAACGACGGCGTCAAGGCTTTCAGCGAAGGGCTCGACCTGGGGCTGAAGCTTTCGAGCGTCGGTGAGCGGTTGGCGCGCATCATCCTTGACATGCGTCTTGCCATTCCGAACCCGGACGCCGGGAACCTGCCCGACCTTACGTCGGAGCGCAAGACGACGAAGAACGGCGCCGGAGCGATTTACGACGAAGTTCGGAAGAGCATTTCCGAAGACGACGTTGACCGTCTGAGCGCTCACGCGTCCATGGTGCGCGCGTCTCAGAACAAGGCTTCGGACGTCCTTGTTGACTGGCTTCACTCCTTCGACACGACGGAGCGCGCCCAGTCCGTTCAGGTGGCAACTGACCTGTTCCCGGGGGTCGACAAGTTCCTGAAGGACGACGCGCCCGTGTCCGAAGCCGTCCGCGCGCTGTACGCGTCCCATGAGATCAGCCTTCCTCGCTACGGGCGTACGGAGCTTGCGCGCATTGACCGGCGCGTGAAGGCGCTGGACGCTGCCACGAAGGAACTTGACGCGCTCGACGGCGACGACACGAAGGCCGAAGAGCTGAAGGGCAAGATCAGTGACCTGAAGGCGGAGATTCCCGAAGAGTTCCTTGAGAAGACCCCGGAGAAGACCGACGCACAGAAGGCCACTGAAGCGCTCGACGCTGTGAAGGCGGCAGTGGAGAAGGCCGGCAAGCGCGCGAAGGCTGTGAAGACGGCGGCACAGAAGCGGAAGGTGAAGGCCGAAGCGTACGAAATCATTCGCGCCTTCGTGAAGGAACTTGACCTTGACCTGAGCGCGCTGATTCCTGCCGACGAAGAAGCGTAGTCGTCGGCTCACTCTACGGAGCCCCGGCCAGTCCCCCAGCGGGAAGGGTCGGGGCTTCGTCACGTTCAGGCACAGCGCCGGTATGGCTGACCTGGGGTGAGTGATGAAGTGACGCTGTGACTCACTCCCAGGATTCACATAAGACTTCTCTAAGGGCTATCCCGGCTCGACGCCACTTCGTCACACCGTCACCCGTCACCGACTCCCTTCAACCCAGGTAGAGACACCTACGCTGAAGGGGGCGACCTTGCCGAAGGTTCGCACTATCTACCGTGGCGGAAGCCGCTTCTACGTCCACCCTGAAGACCGCGAAATCGTCCACCCGGGCGTTACGTCGGTCATTGGCATGCTGCCGAAGCAAAACTTCCTTGGACCGTGGAACGCCAAAATGGCGGCACAGCTTGCCGTCGACTCGATTGACTTCGTGGCCGATATGGCAGCGCGCGACAAGGAAGGCGCCGTTCAGTACCTCAGTGGTGCAGCGCGCCGGTACACGAAGGTTCGCGCCGACCTGGGCAGCGAAGCACACGACCTGTTTGAGCGCCTGATTCGTGGTGAGTACGTCGGGCGAGTGCGCGCTGATCTGACGCCGTACGTCGAGCACTTCCGTGAGTTCCTGGCAGCGGTGAACCCGGAGCTTGTACGCGCTGAAGACGTCGCATGGTCGGACACCTACGGGTACGCCGGCTCTTTTGACGTCGTCATGCGTGTGTGGCTCGACGCCGACGGCAAGCCGACTCCGGACCGGTCCGGCACGCCCCATCTGATCATGGGCGACTGGAAGACCAGTAAGGCCACTTACCCGGACGTTGCGCTTCAGATGAGTGCTTACATGAACGCCGACTTCATCATTGACCCGGACGGCAACCGTGAGCCGATGCCGGAGTTTGACGGCGCTGCCGTACTCCACATCACGGATGAGACCTGGGCGTTCAAGCCGGTCGAGACTGGCCCGGACGTCTTCGCTCAGTTCCTTCACCTTCGCGCGACCTTCGATTGGGACCGTGACGGTTCCCGGAAGGTCATCGGCAAGCCGGTCGCGAAGAAGGCCACGGGGCGCATGGTGACGGGCACCCAGCGACGGGCGCGCTAGTCACCGACTCCCTTACGCACAGATGTAAGCGACCCGCTTGAAGGAGAGACTGAGTGAAGATCACCGGTGCTGACGTTCTCACCCTTGTCGTTGCTGCCGTCGTCGGCTTCGCCCTGGGCGTGATCGGCCTGAGTCTGTCGGCGTTCGTCGTCATGATCCTTGTGGGCATGTGGCACGGTCACAACGACGCCATTCCGGCGCTGGGCTTCATTGACTGTGTGTACGGCGTTGGGCTGACTGCCCTTCTCGCGTCCATCGTGGCGCCCGTCGTGCGCGACAAGTAGCCCGGCGGAGCAATCCACCACACGTCACCCCTCAGTGCCTCACACGGGCGCTGGGGGGTTTTCGTGTTTCCGGCCCCAGGTCACCGACTCCCTTACCCACAAGTGACAGAGCAAGTCAAGACGGACGGGCAGCGGCAAGGTTCCTGCCCGTCCGCCTTCAAGTGGGGAGTTTCCTGCATGGCGAAGCGTTCGATTTGGGCCGGCGACGAAGACAACAAGCCGAAGAAGCGCGAGACGTACGCCGATGACACCGTTGGTCGGCTGCACTCCGGCTACTCCGAGAAGAACGAGAAGGGCAACATGGTGCCCGTCGCGCTGAGTGAGTGGCGTTTCTCGACCGGCGAGAAGTCCGTAGCGGACGCCGTGGCACAGCTCTTCGGCGGCACGCCCGTTGAGAACGAAGAGAGCACGTCTGAGAACTTCATAGACGTCTTCACCGACAAGGCTGTGATTCCGGTCGTCATCGAACAGGGTGACATTGACTGGGACATGAAGCTTTGGCTGAACGGCAAGCTGAAGCATCACTGTGACGGGTTCGACTTCCTGTCGAACGACAAGGACGAAGAGCTTGTTGGTACGCCGTGCGGGTGCCCGAAGCTTTTCGATGAGCGGAAGGCAGCGGCGAAGGAGTACGACGCGCCGAACCCCAATCAGTGGGTTGTCTTCTCGCTTGCCGATGACCCGGAGCTTGGCAAGTTCAAGTTTCAGACTGGGTCGTGGACGCTCTTCAAGGTCATTCACGAAGCGCAGGATGACTTGGAGCGCATCGGCAAGGGTGGCCCGGTTCTGGCGAACCTTGAACTTGAGCTTGTGGAGTACACGCCGAAGAAGGGACCGATGCGGAACAAGCTTGTGAGCTATTACAAGCCCGTCATCAAGGTTCTGAAGGCGTACGACGACGCCATTGCCGACGACTCCGAGTGAGCAAGCTCGACGCTGCGGAGCCGTACAACTGGGCGCGTGCGCTTCGTGATGCGGAAGACGTGACGGTTGCTTCTCCCCTTTGGGAGTTCCCGCCGGAAGCACGTCTTGCCGTCCTTCACGAACGGCGCGTTCGGTTCGGCGTTCCGTCGGCAGACGATTTCGACCCGGAGTATCACTAGGTGGGGCAGCGCGGAACGGTCACCGACTATGCCGGCGAAGCCCTGTTCGTCGGTGATCTCATCAACTACGCAACCCGCTGCGGCAACGGAACGCGCGCTTCGGATGCCGTCATTCGGAAGATTGAGATTCGCTACGCCTACGGCAAGCGTGTCCCCTTCCTGAAGGTGCAGCCGACGGGCGTTGAATCCCGCAGCGGTTTGGAGACGCGCAAGACACTGCGCGAAGAGTGGATTGGAACCGATCACGTGCGCCTGTTGCGCAGCAACGTGACCGGTCAACGCAACGGCTGAGACGGACAAGCCCCCGGGCGGAGCACCTAGCTTCGTACCGGGGGTTCGTCGCGTTTCAGCCTACTCACGTGAGTAGGTTGGGGATGCATACAGGAATGTTCATCGGCCCGGATTACGCGCCTGCCCTGGGCGACGTCCGTGCGCTGAACGCTGGGGACACGGTCTATCTGAAGCCGGGTGCCAACGACCGGAAGGATTGGGCGCGCTACGCCGACGCGCTGACCACTGCCCTTACCCGGGGCGCTTCTGTCGTGTGGGTGCCCAGTGAGTCATGAGCCGAAGTGCCCCTGTAAGCCGTGCCGTGACAAGCGACGGCGGCAGCACATCAAGAACTATTACCGGAAGCTTCCGAAGGACAAGCGGCACACGCTGAGTCAGAAGCGTCGAGCGACCGCGTACGGCGTCGAGCACGAAGAGTACAGCCGCACAGAGATCATGCGGCGTTGGTCGTACCGCTGCGCCTACTGCGATGAGCGCGCGACCCATCTTGACCACGTGCACCCGCTGAGCAAGGGCGGAGCCGACAAGGCTTCCAACATGCTTCCAGCGTGCGCCGGCTGCAATCTCAGCAAGGGCGCGAAGACGCTTGCCGACTGGGCACTGACCTTCGCTAAGCCCGTCGAGTAACCGACTCCCTTACGGGTCCACGTAGGACGACGGAAGGGGATCACGTGGACTTCGTAAGCATCCTGGGGCGCTTCAAGCACGTCAGCGAAGAGCCGGACGGCGGTTATCTGGCCGTGTGTCCGGCTCACTCTGACTCGCGCCCGTCGCTGCGGATATGGCGGGGGGATGACAACAAGGTTCGGCTTACCTGCCGCGCGGGATGCGACACGGGCGACGTCGTCAAGGCCGCTGGGCTGAAGTGGCCCGACCTGTTCGACGCGACCGGCGAAGGTCTGACCGTACCGAAGGAGAAGCCGAAGATGGTTGGTCCGGCAAACGTCGTGGCGCTGCGCATGTGGCTTGAGTCTCGGAGCCTTACGGCGGACGCTGCGGCTTACGCCGGTACCCGGTTCGGACTGAGCCCCGAAGAGTCCGCGCGCCTGGGGCTTGTGGCGTCGCCTGCCAACCCGACTCGCGTTGACGGCAACTTCCCTGAGTTCCTGTCTTCGGCGTTCCTGCGTTACCCGCGCATGGTCGTTCCGCTGAAGGGGTTCGACGGCGTGACCCGTGGCGCCCAGGGGCGTGACCTGAGCGGCAAGTGTCCTGGGCGTTGGCTGAGCCTGAGCAACCCGGAAGGGCAGCGCTGGGCACCGTACGGCGTCTTCAAGGGCGAAGCCGGTTACGGGGTCATTCTCGTGACTGAGGGACCCGGAGACGCGCTTACGGCTGTGTCGGTCGGGTACGACGCCGTTGCCGTCCGGGGCGCTTCTCTGGTCAACAACCCTGAGCTTGTGGCGGAGTTGGCGGAAGGGCTTCGCGGCTATCAGGTGATCGTGTGCGGAGACAACGACACGGCAGGGGCGGGCTTCACGCTCCGTCTGTCTGAGGGGTTGGCCGGCCACGGTATCGACGTGTACGCGCTGAGCACCCAGGGCGACGACTTGACTGACTGGCGAGAGAAGAACCCGGCGGCGTTCCCGTCGGCTCTTCACGCTGCCGTCAAGGCCGCTCGACCCGTCAAGGACCGTGCGACCACTGAGGCGGAGCACCGTAAGGCCGAAGTCGTTCAGCGGACGGGCGCCGTTGCCGTGTCGTCCGATCAGGGCGCCGACGCTGCGCGCATCCTGGGCGACCTTGTGTCGACGTACGGCGAGAGTGACGCCATGAACGCACACGCCCTTGTCGCGTGGACGGACGGGCGAATCAAGTACGCCCCTGGGTTGGGGTACTTCGTGTGGGACGGCGTGACCTGGGTCAAGTCGGCAACCCGGGTGCGTCAAGAGATTCACGCCATGGGCGCTGCGCTTGTCCTTGCCGGGTGCCTGCCGGAGTCGCGCGGCTTCACGATGACGACCCGGATTGACGCACTCATGACGGAGCTTCGCAGCGTGCCCAGCGTGTACGTGGACGCTGAAGAGTTCGACGCGAAGCCGCACCTGTTGAGCTTCGCCAACGGCGTTGTCGACCTTCGTACGGGCACGCTCCGGGCGCACGACAAGGCTGACATGTTGACTGTGTCGCTGCCGCTCGACTACGACCCGACGGCGAAGGCTCCGCGCTGGGAACAGTTCCTCACGGAAATCTTCCCGGGCAACGCCGACCTTGTTGACTACGTCCGCCGACTTGTCGGTTACGGGATCACGGGCAACACGAGCGAACAGTGTTTTGCCGTTCTCTGGGGCAAGGGCGCCAACGGAAAATCCGTGTTCACGGAGACGCTGACCGACATTTTCGGACGCATCACGAAGACGACCCCCTTCGCGACGTTCGAAGACAAGGGCAACGGCGGGGGCATTCCGAACGACCTTGCCGCGCTTCGTGGTGCACGTCTTGTCATGGCGTCCGAAGGCGAGTCGGGCAAGCCGATGAGCGAAGCCGTTCTGAAGCGTGTCACGGGCAAGGACAAGGTTACGGCGCGCTTTCTGCGGCAAGAGTTCTTCACGTTCGCGCCGACGTTCCTGATCATGTTGGCGACGAACCACAAGCCGAAGTTCAAGTCTCAGGACGAAGGTCTTTGGCGCCGTGTGAAGCTCATTCCGTTCAAGCGGTACTTCGCGCCCGAAGAGCGTGACTACGACCTTGACAGGAAGCTTCGCGCTGAAGCGGCTGGGATCGTGGCATGGGCCGTGCGTGGCGCCGTCGAGTGGTACGCGAACGGACTGAAGGACCCGGATTCGATCAGCGCAGCGACGAAGGAGTATCGGGCGACGTCTGACGCGTTGGCCGGCTTCTTCCCGGGCGTGCTCGAAGCCGCCGACGATTCGCACGTGTTGCCGGGCGCCGACGCGTACACGGCTTACCGTGACTGGTGTGAGGCTGAAGGACTGAAGTCGACTGAGGTTTGGTCCCGTAAGGCTTTTTACGGCGCCATGGAAGAGCGCAACGTTTCGAAGAAGAAGACCAACAAGGGCATTGCTCTTGTTGGCGTGAAGGTCGCTGACGCACCTGCCGCCGCTACCGGTCCGGGTATCTTCGCCCAGGACTGACACGGAGCCCCAGCCTACTCACGTGAGTAGGTTGGGGCTTCTCTGCGTTCCCGAGTCACCGACTCCCTTCTAGGCAAACAAAGAAGGGAGTGACGCTGTGGCGATCCTAGAACTGTGCGCGGGATACGGCGGGTTGGGCATAGCCGTTGAAGCACTGACCGGCGACAAGGTCACCGTTGTCGCTGAGGTACACAAGGCCGCATGTGAAGTCATGGCCTACCGATTCCCGGACGCGCCGAACATCGGTGACGTGCGGTACGCCCCGTGGCACGAATTCACGGGCGAAGTCGACACGATCACGGCGGGCTTTCCCTGCCAAGACATTTCCAACGCTGGACGACGGGAAGGCATCAAGGGTGAGCGCTCCGGGATTTGGTTCAACATCGCTGACGCCATTCGGATCATTCGACCCCGATACGTCTACTTGGAGAACGTCGGAGCTATCCGAAATCGGGGACAAGCGGCAGTGCTCAGTTCGCTTTCCGAAGTCGGGTATGACGCTGCATGGACGGCTATTCGAGCTAGCGATATCGGAGCGCCCCACATGCGCGAACGCTGGTTCTGCGTTGCCACTCCTTCCGACTCCGACGGTATCTGACGCTGATCGGGGGCCGGACTTCGCGAAGAGCGACCGACCCGGAGCCGGGGGCGACGACCTTGTAACGGCTGTAGCGAAGCTCTTCCCGCGCGACCGCGCTGACGTCCTGTTCAAGACGCCGACGGCGAACCTGGGCAGCAATGGCAGCGCACAGCACCCGGACAAGAGGAAGGCAGGCGGGCACGGTCCGACGCTGGAAGACGAAGTTGTCTTTCTGCTGAACGTCACGCCGGAAGACGAACTTCCCGACGACGGGCCACACTCGCCGGCTGAATGGTGGGGACCCTTCGCCCCTGCCGTGTACCGCTGGGAATGCATCCGTGGCACGGCTGCACCTGTTCCCGTGATCCGGGGGCCGCGCGGCGGCGTGAAGCTCAGTCCTGAGTTCGCGGAATGGATGATGGGGCTTGAACCCGGTTGGGTCACCAACGTGCCGGGGCTGACGCACAAAGAGAAGCTTGAGCGCATCGGCAACGGCGTCGTTCCGCATCAAGCCTTCTACGCCTTCCGGGAGTTGAAGGCGACGTTGGACGCGCGCAATGATCACAAGCCGTAGCTAGTCACCGACTCCCTTCCTGGCAATCGAGCTAGGGAGGGAGTAGGCCAGTGATCGAATACCGGCACAGCGTCAACGGGGAGTCGGTTTCCATCTTCGTTCCGGAGACGGAAGCCGACCTTCGTGAGTTCATGCACTGGGCGCGCAACAAGCCCGTTCTTGCGCTCGACACGGAGACGACGGGGCTTGACATTTACGCCCCTGGGTACCGGCTCCGGACTGTTCAGTTCGGCACGGCGCATGAAGCCTGGGTGATCCATTACGAGCGGGGCGGACGCTTCAAGGAAGCCGCCGACTACGTTCTGAAGCACTGCCCGCGTTTCCTGATTCACAACGCGCCGTTCGACTGGCTTGTGTTGGACGCGCACGCTGACGTGTCCCTTGAGTCGTTGGCGCCCAGGACGACGGACACGAAGATTAAGGCGACGCTGATTGACCCGCGTCAGCCCCAGGAAGGCGGCATTGGAACCGGCCTGAAGCCGCTGAGTGCCTTCTACGTCGACCCGTCGGCGCCGGACACTCAGGGCGACCTTACGGCGGTTTTCCGAAGCCTGGGACTGACGAAGGCAACCGGCTGGGCGGGTATCGACCTTCGGCACCCGACTTACAACCTGTACGCCGGCCTAGACGTCATTTACACGGCTCGACTGAACCCGTGCCTTGACGTCGAGCACGAACGGCTAGGCGTACGCACGAAGTTGGTTGAGTACGAACACGAGATTGCCTACATGTGCGCGTACATGCAGCGCGCTGGGCTTGTGCTCGACCTTGAGTATGTCGACACGCTTCGTCGCATGCTTCGTGAGGAAGAAGCGAAGTACCTTGAGATTGCCGCCGGTTGGGGTGTCGACTCCGTCAACTCCGGCGCTCAGGTGTCCGAAGCGTTGCTTGCCATGGGCGAGACTCTGACCCAGCGGACTGACGGCGGAGCGCTGAAGGTCGACAAGGCTGTGTTGTTGCCGCTTGCTGACCTTGACCGTGACTGGGACCGTATCGGAGCGCGTGAGCCGAACCCGCTTGCTGAAGCCGTCCTTCGTGCGAAGCGCGCCGGTAAATGGGTCACGGCGTACGCGGACAAGTTCGCTGAGAATCACGACCCGATGGGGCGCATTCACCCCACGATCAACACGCTTCAGGCGCGTACGGGTCGCATGTCGATTTCCGGTGACTTCGCGGCTCAAACGCTGCCGTCTTCGGATTGGATGATCCGGCGTGCAGTCCTGGGCGACGCGCCCGACCACATCGTTGGGTCGGTCGACTTCCAAGCTATCGAAATGCGCGTGTTGGCAGCACTGGCCGACGTGAAGCGCATGAAGGCCGGCTTCTGTGACCCGGACCCGGACCCGGAGATTTACCCGGACGGGTTCGACATTCACATGTACACGGCGCGTCTCATCAAGGGCGCTGGGGCGACGAAGCGCGACCGGAAGGTGTTCAAGGGCGCCGGTTTCGGCAAGGTCTACGGCGGCGGCGTTAGCACGATCGCGCGGCAGACTGGGGCGACCGAAGCGGAGATTGCCCGTGCGGTTGCCGAGTATGACCGTGTGTTCCCTGAGATCAAACGTGCGTCGTCGCGTTGGCAGAGGGAAGCACGCGCGACCGGCCTTGTGACCGTGTCCGTGACTGGGCGCCGGCTTCCGCTCGACCGGCACCGTATGTACGCCGTCGTGAACTATCAGTGTCAGTCGGCAGCGCGTGACGTCCTGGGGCAAGCCATGCTCAACATGCGTGACGCTGGGCTTCTCGAATACATGAAGCTTCCGATTCACGATGAGATCGTGTTCAGCGCTCCGAAGGCTGACGCCCAGGACATTGCGCGTGAGTTTGAGCGCTGCATGACCATGGATCTCTTCGGCGTGCCCGTGACGGCGGACGCTGACCTAGGTGGCCGGTCCTGGGGTTCGCTGTACGGCGCTGACGTCTAAGCGGAACGGGCCGGAACGGTCCTTGTTCGATAACGCGAAGGTCACGATTCGAGCCTACTCACGTGAGTAGGCTGCACATCCTCCTGACGGAGTACCTAAGCCCCGTTGCCTGTAACTCGAAGGTAACGGGGCTTCGTGCATATGCCAGAACCGTACTTCTGAAGGATGAGACGGCGTTACGCCTTCGATTTCGCTACACCCCTTCCAAGATCATCTAGGTCTTCATGGGTGCCACGGCAAAACAAGTGACTACTCACGTGAGTAGTCACGTCGTAGTGTCTGTGGTGCACGACGGACCGGAACTGATCAGCCCCCGTCGGCAGAGTCGGTGACCTTGATTGGTTGCCCCCGCATGTTCGAACGCATGCGGAACCCTGCCGTGGCGCGCTGACACCCAGTTCTGACGCCCTAGGTCACCGACTCCCTTACCCGGAATCAAACCGACCTAGGGAGTCCCCCAGTGCTGTCCATCGACACGATCCGTGCCGCCCAGAACAACGACCTTGCCGCCGTCGCTGACGTCATCAAGGCCACTGAGTCCCGAATAGACGTGCTCGCCCGTAAGGCCGCTGCGCGCATGTCGCCCCACGGTGGCCCCCGCTTCTACGACTACGCCGATGAGTTCGCCCAGGTCGGCCGTGTGGCCGTGTGGGACATGCTGAAGCGGTTCACGGACACGACGGCGGAAGCCTTCTTCAAGCTCACGTACACGACGGTTGAGAACACCCTGAAGGACGCCGTCCGGTCGGAGCGCAACGGCAACGCCGGAGCCGACGAAAACGCCGTGAAGGTCTTCGCTGCCATGCTGGAAGCCGCCGACGGCGACGTGTACGAAGCCGCGAAGCTTGCTCAGGTCATCCCGCCGAAGGGCAAGCGCCTGAGTGCCGACCGTGCCGAAGCCGCCCGTCTTGCGTGGCAGGGTGCCGTTTCGCTCGACAAGGTCACGACGGCGACGGACAACGCCGACGCTGACGGTTCCCTTGCTGACACCCTGATTCACCTTGACGAAGAGCCGGACGGCGAGATTCGCCCGAAGGTTGGTCGGGGCGCCGTGATCGAAGCCGGCGAAGTGCTCGCCCGGTACGCGACCGTTCCCACTGACCACAAGGACCGTAAGCGGGTTGTCTTCGCGCTCACGTACGCCGCCCGGGGCTTCGCTACTCCCGACACGGTTGAGTCGCTGGAAGACGTCGTCAGCGTGCCGCGCGACCCGGAGACGCGCCGCTTCGTGCTCGACGCCATGGCCGTTCTTCGCTCCGCTGTGTCGACGGCGACGGAAGGCGCGCTGACCGAAGACCTTCGTGACGTCCGTGATGAGCGCATGGCCGACTCGCGCGAGAAGCACGCCCGTGTGAACGACTGCCTTGAGTCCATGGGTGCCGCTCAGCGCGACGTTCTCAAGCACTCCTTCGGCATTGGCAACGCCACTGACTTCGGCTGGGGCGACGGGTGCGACATGGACGGACTGTGTGACTTCCTCGGCATGACGTACGTCAACGTCAAGGCTCACCGTGCGAAGGGCCGGAAGGCTTTCGCGAAGCGCTATGTGGCGTCCGTGCGGCTCGACAAGCCCGCGCTTGCTGACGCCCTTGAAGCCGCCGCTGCGGCGAATCTCACCAACGCCGGACGCAAGTAACCGGCTCAGTCCTGGGGCGGGATCACGACGGTTCCGCCCCGGGTTACCGACTCCCTTACTGCCGAACAAGAGACACACGAACGGAGAAGCACAGTGCAGACCTTCCGACTCCCGACCGGTCACGTCGTCACCACTCAGCGCGTGCCGGGTGCATCGCTGATCGAATTCACGACCCGACGCGACAACGACGTGATCAGCACCGTTCGCCACACCTTCGCGGAGTCGGTACCGCTCATCAAGCGCATGGCGTGCTTCGCGCGCTAGCAACACGGCTCCGGTAGCTCAGCGGAAGAGCACCCCAACCCGGGACCCGTAAGGGCGCACGGGGAAGCCGCCGGTTCGAATCCGGCCCGGAGCACTCAGCAAAGACCCAGGACACGACGAAGGAGAGACGGCGTGATCGTGTGGCGAGTAGGACACAAGACGGCGCTTGACTCAGGCTTCCCGTCTGGTCCCTACACCTGTACGGGCATGGGCGAGGAAGATACGTCGCGCGTGTGGGGCATGGCCGGCGAACACAGCAACTCGACGCATCCCAGCCCATACGCGGACCCTGCCCTATCCGGCATCCGTTCGTATGAGCGCTGCGGCTTCAATTCGCGCGAAGCGCTCAACACATGGTTCGACGGGTGGACTGACGCGCTTGATGAATCCGGCTTCGAAGTCTGGACGTACGACGTTCCCGACTGGGCTGTGAGGGTCGGCGCACACGGTCAAGTCGTGTTCGACGCCAACGAAGCGCGCGAGATACGCCGGGGTCGTTTCGAGCACGAACAACTTTCGCTCTTCGCATGACAGACGGAATACCGGTCGCCCAATCGTGGTGCGCCCTTTTTGTTGCCCAGGTTCTTCAGAAGGAGAGAAACAGAATGCTGCGTGTCACCACTGAGACGAAGGCGGAGCTTCAGACGGAGAAGGGGCGCGTCATCGGCTTCGTGAAGTCGTCGGAGCCGGGCAAGATCAGTGTTGCCGTCCCGAACGACCGTGCCGTGATGACCCCGGCTCAGGCGCGCGCCTTCGCTGCATGGCTTGTCGAGGAAGCCGACAAGGGCGGCAAGGTCACGACCGATGCGCGGACGGATGCCGGTTGGCGTGCGCGTGAAGCTGAGCGGCAGGCTGCCATTCGCGCTGCGCTCGACTCCGACCGTGTGACCTTCAACGGACGGACGTACACCCGACGTGCCTACTGAGCCGAAGGCGCCACGCAAGACGGCGTCACAGAAGCGCGCCGAAGCCATGGCGGAACGACACGACGCATGGCGCAGCGCACACGCCCTACTGAAGCCGCACGACTGGGCTGAAGGGCTCACCCCTTATGACGTCTTCCAGCTTGCCCAGTGGCTTGCCGGAGACGTGAGCGAGTGACTACCTGGGGCGCTCCAATCTACTCACGTGAGTAGGCTGGGGCGTCCCGTTTGGAGAGAACCCCTTGAAGGTCGACGTTCTTGCCCGAACGGCGCTGCATGACGCTGCACTGATGAGCGCTTACGACTACGACCCTTACGGTGACGAATTCGCTTCGGACGCTGACGCCCTAGGGGAAGCCGCCGGGCGAATCTGTTACAAGTCCTTCAGCCGGCCGAACCCGGACACGGCGACGAACGCCGGTTACCTGGGCAACATTCTGACTCAGGGTCATTACAGCGTGCTTGAGCATGCGTCCGTTACGTTCCTTGTCCGTGACGTCTCGCGCGCCCTTCTGACGGAGCTTTCCCGGCACCGACACCTGAGCTTCAGCGTTGTGTCTCAGCGGTATGTCGACTACGCGAACACGACGCCCGTCACTCCCCCAGCGCTCAAGGGCACGGAGGGCGAAGCGGCACTGATCAGCGCGTACAACTATGCCGTCGGGCGGTATGAGTCGCTGACGCGTGAGCTTCGCGCTTCGGGTCTGAGCCGGAAGAAGGCAAGGGAAGCCGCCCGTTCTGTACTGCCGAACGCTGCGCCGGTCGACATGGTTGTGACGGGCAATCTCAGGGCGTGGCGTGACGTCCTGGGCAAGCGTTGGCACGTTGCGGCTGACGCCGAGATTCGTGAGTTCGCTGGGCTTGTGCTCGACCACCTTCGGGACGTCGCGCCCAACTCTGTTCAGGACGTCCCGACTTCGCCTTACGGGGGTTGATGTGTCGAACCCGTTCCTTGAGTGTGACGCTGCCGTTGTCGACGTTCTTGACGACATGGTTGCCGAATGGCTCGACCTTGAGCGGCACGGCCAACTGAACGGCGGACACGGCTACGGGCCGAAGAAGACCGATGCGCTTTCGCTGATCGCTGCCCAGGTGCGCGAAGCGTGGAAGACGCGTGTGAACTATCGCGACGTTGAAGGGGAGTTGGGCGAGTGAAGCGCGTTGCTGCCGCCGTGGCCGGCGTAGTGCTTGTGGGGGCGCTCACCGTTGGGTGCGACGACGGTCCGCCGTGCGTCGACTCGCACGTTGAGACAACTTGGATGCCGGTTTTCAACGGCAAGACGACGACCCTTCAGCCGGTCATCACAACCGTGTGCGACCGGTACGCGGAGCCGAAGGAGACGGGCAAGTGATCAATGCCGTTCTGTGTGGGCTTCCTGGGCACTGGGGTTCCCGGCACGTGTGGCGCCCGTTTCAGGTGGCGTGCTGGGGCGCTGACGTCGAACCTGAGTTTGCCGACGTGACGTCGTACGATTCGCGCGCTGACGGCGTTGATGTGGTGCCCACGATCCGGATTTACGACGACGCCGACCCGTACGGCGAACCGGTCCTTGAGCACAAGGGAGCGGCGGACGCCGACAAGATCAGCGCGCTACTGACTGAGGCAAAGACGCTGGTCTAACGTGTTGTGCCTACTCACGTGAGTAGGCTAATCTTTCCCTCGTAAGCACAACGAAGGGAAACGCAGTGGACACCGTGACGCTCACCAACGCCGAGAAGAACCAGACTGCCGAAGTCGTCCTGAACGGCGAGACGCTGACTGTGCGGGTGCTTCTCGGCAGTGGCGACGAACTGACCGGCTGGACGTTCGACTACGCCGCCGACGGTTTCGAGCCGGGTTACGCGGCTGACGCTGCCGCATATGAAGTCTCGCGTTTCGAGCGCATCGGCTACATACAGAACTGACCGACACAGCACACGGCGCCCCTGGGGAAACCTGGGGGCGCTTTCGTTTGGGAGGAATCTTGCGCCCCGACTGGGACACGTACTTTCTGGCAGGTGCCGCATGGGTTGCGACTCGCGCTGACTGCACCCGTTCCCAGGTGGGGGCGATTCTGGTGAACGCGAATCACGAAGTGCGCGGTACGGGTTACAACGGTGCGCCGTCGGGCGTTCCTGGGTGCGCTTCAGCGGGTGCGTGTCCCCGTGGCCGGCTCAGCGCTGCCGAGTGCGCGCCAAACTCCGATTACGCGAACTGTGTTGCCGACCATGCTGAGCGCAACGCGATTCGTCATGCGCCTGCCGCTGAGCTTCCCGGCTCGACCTTGTACACGACACGTGAGCCGTGCCCGGCATGCTGGACGCTCATACGCGCTGCCCGAATCCGTCGCGTCGTGACCCCTGAAGTGACTACTCACGTGAGTAGTTACATGCTATGATTCAGGTACAAGCTGACGACGACGAAGGGGCGGGAACGATGCCGGAAGTTCGGGAACTGAAGTGCGTGGCACACGGCGAGAAGTGCAACGGTAACCCGAAGCACGCGCACATTTTCCGATGGGTGAAGCGGTAAGCGGAACGCCCCAGGACGAAGCCCCAGACTACTCACGTGAGTAGGCTGGGGCTTTCTCGTGTTTCCTGACACTCTGTCAGAAATGATGGGTCATTACTCACTGGCATATGTCAGACCCGGGGCGTAGTGTTCTTAATCCCTTCGCACAGCCGTTCGAACGGATGACACCTAGGGGTGCGTGTCATACCTGGGGATGATCGGTTGTGCGCCTTCACGACGGCTTCACATCCGTGAGGAACGACACCTAGGAAGGATCAACCTTCAACCATTCGCACCCGAAACTTGAACCACCTGTTCCGCTCTTGGGGGGCAACACCATGTCGCACTCTGTGCCGTTCACTCTGTCGCTGACCGTCTGGGTCCCGTCGGGCGCTGCCCGTGCGTGGCTTCCCTGTTCGATCCTGGGTGACACGCTGACTGACGAACTGATCCAGTCATGCGGAGAGTTGAAGTCCGTCTTCAGGGCACACGGCAAGCTCATCGCTCGACTTCTCAGCGCCCCCGCTGCGCCCAGGTACGACGGCTTCAGGATCGTTGGCCGGCGCAAAGACACGGGGCTTTTGGTCGCTGCCGTCGAGTGGGTACGGAGCCGCGAAACAAGGGAACTTGTCCCGTTTCCGACCGTATGGACGTCTTGTGAATACGTCCACCCGGAAGATCAACTTTCTGTTGCATAGCCGTTACGGAAGATTCGGTTCCGCTGGACTCTGGCTATGCGTGGCCTATGCAAGTATTGATGTTGAAAAGCGAACAACAAGATCATCGGGGACATTAGTGCGCAAGATCGTTCTTCCTGCCGCAATGGTGGCGTCCGCAGCAACGGCGTTCACGCTGGGGGCACTTGCCTTCAACTCATCGAACACGCCTGCCGGAGCAACGCCCATGCCCGCCCCGACCGTGACTGAGACTGTGAAAGCGGAAGCCGCCGAGAAGGCCGCTGACGGCACCCAGGACGGCACGGCGAAGGCGACGACGACGAAGACCACGAAGACCACGAAGAAGGCCGCAGCGGGCAGTAAGGGACCGTTCGCGGACGCCGAGAATGACGGCAAGTACCTTGACGACTTTGGGAAGTCGGTCATGCCGCACGGCGTTGGTGTGCACGTGCCGGACGCGCTTCTTCCCTTCCCTGGGCGCGACACAACCAACACGGACCCGACGACCCTGCCCCCGGGCGTTGTGCCGGCTGACCCGGACGCCAACTATCCCGACCCGGACGCCGGTACCGACACGAGTGACGACGTCGTGTCTGGGTCGCCTGGGGAGTCGACAACGTCAGCCGGAGACACGGGCGTTCCGCTCGACTCTTCGCGCCCAGGACCGAAGCCGGGTGGCGTTGTCGCCGTGAACCCGTCCGGGGTCGTCTCCATCAACCCAGGTGCCGTAACGGGCGTGCTGCCGTCCGGTGTGCTGCCTTCGGGCGTGCTTCCCGCCGGGGTCGTCGCGTCCAACTGACGTCGGGTCACCGACTCCCTTACTGGCCTTCGGAAGAGTGATTCACAGATCAACTCACTGAAGGAGTAAGGGAGTTGGACACGAAGGCAATCGTCAGAACCCGGCGTGTGCTGACGGCGGGGCGTTGGTTCCTGATCCTGGGGCTTGTGTTTTACAGCCTCATGACGACGACGCCCTTCGTCAGCGGACACAGTCAGTGGGCATGGTCCGGCTGGGTGCTGGGTCTGATCGTTGATGCGGCGTTCATCATGGCGCTTAGCGCTGAATCGACGTTGGCGAAGTACGGCGTCACGAAGCTGGGTGCGTGGCCGGTCGCGTTCAGATGGATCACGGGTCTGTCGTCCGTGTTCCTGAACGTGTGGCTGAGCGTCAGCGCTCATGACTGGGTCGGCGTTGCCGTCCACCTGATCGCACCCGCGCTTGTGATGCTTCTCGCCGAAGTCGGACCCGTGTACATGAAGGCTCTTGCCGACGCTGAGCGTGACGCCCAGGCCGAAGCCGTCAGCGCCCCTGAGACGGACCCGGAGCCGACCGACGGGCTTGCCGACTGGGAGCGCGCCATACTCGACGCTCCGCCCGTGTGGGAGCGCACGGAGCCGGTACAGGATGAGCTTCCGAAGCCGGAAGACGCGCCTGAGTTCAACGCCCCGGACCCTGAGCCGGCGGACGTCGAGCCGGTACCTGAGCGCCTGCCGAACAAGGAAGCCAACAAGATCATCGAACAGGGGTGGCGTCACCGACTCGACCCCGTTGAAGTTGCCGCTGCCGCTGGACGACACCCGGCGACCGTTCGGAAGAAGTTCGCCCAGTTCGACGCTGAGCTGAGCGTGTGAAGAGTGCCCCCGTACTGACCTTCACTGGTCAGCGCGGGGGCACTTTTGTTTTGCGTCGAACTTCCCCCCGTCGGGCATACGCTTGATGTGAGGTGAGTCCACATGACGACTGGGTTGGCGGACAACGTCCGTAAGTACCGACGCACGGCGGGCATGAATCAGGAAGAGTTGGCCGAAGCGGCTGACCTATCGCTGAGCACCGTTCGCAAGGTCGAGCAAGGCGGAGACGCACGCGTTGAGACCCTGCATGCCCTTGCCCGTGCCCTGGGCGTGACCACTAGCGCGCTCTTCGCCACAGAAGCGCCACGCTCCATCGTTGGCCCCCAGGACGACGCGAACCGGCAACACCTTGTTGAGCTACGCCGTGCGCTCATGCCGCCCGTCGGGTTGTCCCCGCATGTGGCGGAGCCGGTTGAAGCGTCAGAGCTGAACGACACGAAGCGCAAGGTTCGCGACGCACGGGCGCTGTACGAGAAGGATCGGTATTCGTCGGTTGCGAAGATGCTTCCGACCTTGCTCCGGTCGTCCGAAGCCGCCGTTGCTGCCCTTGAAGGCGAAGACCAGCAACACGCCGTGATCGCTCGTTCTCAGGTGCTTCTCATGACGGGTCAGTTCCTCACCCAGACCCGTCAGTACGACATGGGGTATTACGCCCTTGCCGAAGCGATCAAGCTTGCGAAGGACAACGGCCAGACCCTCACAGCGGCTACCGGGGTCGTCGGCATGTGTTGGCTCTTGCTCCGGCAAGACCGGTTCGATGAGTGCGAAGCGTTGGCGGCACAAGCGGCAGCGGAGATTGAGCCCCGGTTGTCTTCAGCGTCGACTCAGCACCTTGCCGTGTGGGGTGAGCTGTGGCTACGGGTGGCGGCTTCGGCTCGACGCAACAACCGACCCGACGAAGCGAAGCACGCCCGACGCATGGCCGCATCTGCCGCTGAAGCCATGGGGCGAGAAGACATGAGCTTCCCGGACCACTGGGGCGGCTTCGGTCCGGCCACGGCGAAGATGAAGGCCATTGAAGACGCGTTGCTTGACGGCGACTCGCACAAGGTGCTTCGGCAAGCCGGCGAAGAAGAGCTTTCGAAGAAGGGTCTGAAGAACCTGGGCGGCGTGACGTCTAACAACTGGAATCGTCACCGGTTGGACGTCGCACGCGCGTACGTGAACACGGGTTCGCATCAAGACGCCGTCGAAGAGCTTTTGGACATCAAGGAACGGGCAGGTGGCTGGATCACGCATCAACCCATGGCCCGACACATCATGGGTGATCTTCTCGCCACCCGGAAGCGCACGCTGACGCAAGAGATGCGGGAAATGGCCGCTCACCTGGGCGTCGCTGGGTAAGTATCACGCTGCGCGGTAGTTCGGTAACGCACCCGTCCCAACTACCGCTTTGCGCACGTGGAGTGACCACCTGTCAATTCGTAACGTCCCCCTTGACGAAGCCGTGAAGGGGGTCGAGACATGATCACGAGTGACGGCACTCAGGGGCGTCTTCTGCCGTGGACCACTGAGGGTAAGCCGTGTTTCCTGAGCACCAACGGCGACGGCGGAAGCCTGTTGAGTCAGCTTGCGGACGACATGGAAGATGCACAGTTGGCCATGGGTCACGACATGGTGACCAACGCGCGGAAGGTGCTGGAAGACCCGACGTCACCGAACGCGGCAGTGCGTTACTCGGCAATCAGACTCTTGGAGTGCCTGAGCGACGCGCTGAGGGTCGCGGAGTCGCGCGGAATGCGCCTGCCTATCCCGGACGACGCCGACGCCGAGAAAGACGCCGAGAAGCCCACTGAGGCACTGGGATGACTACGGCGCCTGAACGTCCCAGGGTCGCCACGCGCCGAATAACCCCCGTACGGAAACGCCCAGCGGACGAAGCACCCGTTCACCCGAAGCCGCGCGCTGGACGAACCGGGGGCGAACCTAAATGGTCGCTGTGGAACTGGGGCGACCTATGCGGCACGTGCGCCGGTAACCGTGAGATTTGGTGCGACGGGTGCTGTGGGTTCGACGGCTGTGAACTGTGCCGCTGGACGTTCAAGCGCCAGTGCCCAACCTGTGTCGGCGGCACAGCCGAACCGATTCGTTGGTGAAGCCCCCGGAGCGCTGACGCCGACACTTCAGCGAACCGGATGAGAAGCCCCGTCCGTGCGTCCATCCCCCGTGGCGCATGGGCGGGGTTTCGCCGTTTCAGCGGGTAGGAAGAGCCTTCCGCAATGCCCCTTCAATGGCGCGTACCGCCGGACCGTAAGACGGGTCTTTCAGGCGCTCTTCGCGCATGTCCGCCACCCGGGCGACACACACCACGTGGTCGACCAAATCGCGCACAAGCTTGCGAAGGTCGTCGTGCGTGACGTCCGAACGGTCGACCATGGCCAACGCGTACCGGGCATCGCTCCGCGCTGTGCTGATCATGTGGGCTTCTTCGGCGTCAGCGAAGCCGTCCACTTCTCCGGGCGCTGCGTACTCCGCTTCGCCATTCGGACCGGTCCACGGAAGCCGGCGGGTGTTCTCAGGCATGGCGACCACGCTACGCACCCCAGGGGGCAGGAACGGGCTTCCGCGCACGGCAACTCACCTGGGGAAACGGACTGACCCGGACACGCCGGACATGCTAGAACTGTATTTCACGCGCACTCGGAAACCCGAAGGCGCTCAACTGACACTTCAGGAGAGACCTTCCCGTGACAGCAAACGCCCAGGTCAGCGGCACGTCACCGACTCCCTTCATGGCGGGCATGACGACCCCCTTGCGTGGCCTATCCGTACTCCGTCTGTCTGTGCTCACGGACGAGACGACAAGCCCTGAGCGGCAGCGTGGCGCCAACCATGACGCCGGCGCAGCACTCGGGATCGATTTTAGCGACCGTGAAGCGGTCGACCTGGGCGTTAGCGCGTCCAAGACAACGCCCTTCGAGCGCCCGGAGCTAGGGGCATGGCTGAAGCGCCCCGATGAGTTCGACGCGTTGGTGTTCTGGCGGTTTGACCGTGCCGTTCGGTCCATGGACGACATGCACGAACTGAGCAAGTGGGCGCGCGATCACCGGAAGATGATCGTCATTGCTGAGGGTCCGGGCGGAAGGCTTGTGCTCGACTTCCGCAACCCGCTGGACCCAATGGCCCAACTCATGGTCACGCTCTTCGCGTTCGCGGCACAGTTCGAAGCTCAGTCCATCCGTGAACGTGTGTTGGGCGCTCAGGCAGCAATGCGCACCATGCCGCTTCGTTGGCGCGGCTCGAAGCCGCCTTACGGATATGAACCCGCACCGCTCGAAAGCGGCGGCATGACGCTTGTTCAGGATGCTGACGCCGTTGCCGTCATTGAAACGATCATCAAAGAGCTTATGGGCGGCAAGACGCTTTCCGCCATTTGCCACGAACTGAACGAAGCCGGGATTCCTTCACCGCGCGACTACTGGAACACGAAGAAGGGTCGGAAGAAGGGTGGACGTGTCGGCAACAGCGTCGGTGAGAAGATCACGAAGGAAAGCTTCAAGTGGCGGCACGGCACCCTGAAAAAGCTTCTCACGTCGGAAAGCCTGTTGGGTTGGAAAATGACGGAGACGGGACCCGTGCGCGACGACGAAGGCGCACCCGTAATGGCCACTAATGAGCCGATTCTTTCGCGCGAAGAATTCGACGCTGTGGGCGCGCTCATCGTTGACGCTAACCAAGACGGAACGAAATGGGAACGCCGAGACAGTACGGCGCTTCTGTTGCGCTCGATCTTGTGCGACGGGTGCGGACAACACATGTTCGTCGGGCATCCTTCAGCGAACAGTAAGGGCATTTCCTCCGTGTACAAGTGCGGGTCATGGGGGCGCGGCGAGAAGTGCCCAGAACCGGCAAGCGTGAAGCTCGAATGGGCCGAAGACTACGTTCGGGAACGGTTCCTTCGTACCGTCGGCGGAATGCGGCTCACGGAGACACGGCACATTCCCGGGTACGACCCTCAGCCGGAGATTGACGCCACAACGGCGGAGTACGAAGCCCACATGAAGGAACAGGGGCAACAGAAGAGTAAGGCCGCTCAGGCAGCGTGGAAACGCCGTGCCGATGCCCTTGACGCCCGTCTTGCTGAGCTTGAGACACGGGAAGCCCGACCGGCGCGCGTGGAAATGGTCCAACTGGACACGACCATTGCGGACGCATGGCGAGACGCTGACGACAAGGGCAGGCGCGACATGTTGCGTGAAGCGGGTGTCACGGTCCGAATCAAGCGCGCGAAGCGTGGACGCACGTTCAAGCTCAACGAAGACCGCGTTGTCTGGCACATGGGGAATGACTTCTTCGCCCAGGGCGCCGAAGAGCTAGAAGCAATAGCACGCGCTGAGGCGTGACACAGCGGGAAGGGGTCGAGCCGGCGAACCCGGTTCGGCCCTTTTTTCGTGATCTCAGATCGTTAGTTAGACTAACTAGTGGTTCCTTCGTCACGGCAGCGGGCAGGCGCACGACGTCTGACCTGGGCGAAGTGATGTTGTGACGTAGTGATCCATTTTCATGATTCACATAAGACTTCTCTAAGGGCAATCCGGAGTCGACGGCACTTCATCACAGCGTCACCCGCGCCCTTCTCGCCCCGCTGTAAACCCGCCGATACCATCTGAAACCGGGTCACCGACTCCCTTCATATAGGTAGAGGGGTGATTCCGCACCGCGCACACAGTTCGGGATACGCAACGGCGCTTGAGTGCTCACCCTTCAGCCGGTCACTCCCCTGCCTTCTCTCCCAGGGTTGAGCGACCGGCACAAGCCCTGATAGCTCAGTCCGGTTAGAGCACCTGTTTAGTAATCAGGACGTCGGCGGTTCGAATCCGTCTCGGGGCTCCACTCTTCAACCTACTCACGTGAGTAGGCTGGAAGGCTTCCCGGGTAGGGGGGTGCTCGACGTAGGGGGGTGCCCCTTCAGATAGGGGGGGTGCCCGTGCGTACACGGTGCCTTGAGTGTAGGGACTGGGCTACCCATGCGGGCAGGTGTGCGCTACACCATGCCCACTACACAGCACAGCGCAGCATCAAGAGCCACAGTAAGCGGCGTGCTGCGATAGCCCGTGGCAACAACGCTGCGGCGAAGATGCGTCGTGCTATTCGTAAGAGCATGGGCGCTGAGTGTGCGCACTGCCTTCGGTTCTTCCTGCCTTCATGGCTGGACGTTGACCACATCAAGCCGCTTGCTTTGGGTGGCGAAGACGTTGAAGGCAACGTTCAAGCATTGTGCAAGTCGTGTCACAAGACGAAGACGGCAATGGACTTCGGCAAGCGACCCTTCTAGGGGGAATGCGGCTCCGAAGTTCAGGACGTTGCGTCTCAGCGATCCCGGCCCCA